CGATGCGCGTGGTGCTGGTGACGCAAGACCTCGAGCAGATCGCCTCCTGGGTCACGCTGCTGGTCGAAACCACTTACCGCATCGTCAAGAAGTCGAAGAAGTACTACCGGGTCGATATCTACCGGGGTGCCGCCAAGGGCCAGCGCCCGCCCAAGTCGGCCTTGCTGCGGCAGACCGCCGGCACCTTCAAGCCGGCCGTGTGGTGCTACTACCACTCGGCCACGCAGTCGGCCACGGGCGATGTGGGCGACGAGTCCAAGGCCGATGGCCGCGCCTCGCTGCTGCGCTCCTGGGGCCTGTGGGGGTTGATCGGCATTGTGGTTGTCGGCGGCGTCGTGGGCATCGCCGGCGTGCGCGCGTTCTTCAGCTCGCCGATGGTGCCAGCGCCCGAGCCCAAGGCCGCCCCGATGACTCCTGCCGCACCGCCACCGGCCCCGTCACGTGCCAACCGAGCGGCCGCCACCGTTTACGCCAAGCCCGAAGGGCCGGTGATGTCGCTCACCTGGCGCGTCGGCGGCTACGTCATGGCCCCGACCGGCTCTTGGCGACCGCCCAGCGACCCGCCGCCCGCCGATGCCGGCGTTTACTGGCGCAAGGAAGGCAACGCCCGGCCGGTCAGCCGCACCGCCCGGGTGGTGCTCGTTTCGACCAGCGGGCTGACCCGCATCGTGCCCCTGGGCGAATGCCGCTTCTTCACCGGGCAGATGGACATGTACTGCGACATCGAGGGCGAGCGCATCACGCCCTGGACGGGCCGTGGAGCGGTGACCAGCGTGATTGATCCGGTGGCGTCGGTGAGTACGGCGGTGCGCGCCTCTGACTCCGGCGCGCGTCAGCGTAGCGCAACGGGCGCCGGAGCCAGCGCGGCGCCGCCGCCCTGACGTCCCTGTAACACGTCAGATAAGCACGGCTGAAAACGTCCATTAGAGGACATTGTTGGAGATTTGAAGATGAGCGTTAAAGACCTGGCCAGACTGGATCGTCAAACCGCCGTTCCGTCGAAAGACGGCAGGCTTTTTCTTGATCCGCATACGGCGCGCCTGACCGATCTTTCGGGAGTGCGCCTGCTGCGCTGCGGCGTGGATACGGTGCGCCAGTTGTATCGCGGGTTGATCCGTCCCGAGATCATGGCGCTGTTCGAGAAACCGGGCGCGATGGTCGATTTCGCCGGTAGCGTGTGGCATTCCGGTCGGGTCGGCCGTGACTCCGGTTACCAGTACAAGCTGCAGAACGCCGACCTCGGCTTCGTCCTGCTCATCAAGAATTTCAACGCCAAGCTCGAGAACATCGGGCCGCACCTGAAAATCGAAGTTTCGCCGCATGCCATCGACGCGCTGTCGCCGGAGCGCCTGCAAGAGCGCATGGATTTCTACGCCTCGGCCGTGATGACACACGTCGAGCGCAACCAGTGCGCCGTCCATCTGGCCCTGGATCTCCAGGGCTGGGAACCGCCAGCCGATCTC